TCTTTCAACATACTTTGCAAATCTATATTCTTGAATGTATGCAACACCTACTTTACCATCGTTGTAAGTAGCACTTCCATCGTCTGGTCCTGTTGGCAAGTAACTAGCAGGAATACGCAAACCACGTAATAGTTTGTTATTAAAGTATCTAAGGTCGTCTATTTGTCCTAAGTTCTCACCACCTGGTAGTGTATCAACTTTGGAACCACGTCCATCTGCTGTTTGTGCAAAGAAATAGTCTTCTAACATACTCATTGGATTGTATGCACTGTCTGTTACACTACTACCATCACCTTTGCTGTTAGGTACACGTTTTTGTTGTACTTCATATTTCACACGTTCTAAGTATTGCTGTGCTTTGTGTGCAGGCATATTACCTACATCAATAAAGAACACACGTCTTTCTGGTGCTCTGTGTACACGATAAATGATTATAGAGTCTTCTAATAGTTCTTTTTGCTTGAACACTTTAAAAATTGGTTCTAGTATGCTTACACCAAAAGGCCATGAATGATCCATACCTTCTGTTAAACTAACATGCACAACATGTTTAGCATCAACTGGTACGCCTTCTCCAGCACCGTCAACAGAACCTGTTAGGTAATTGTTGCTCACTGTATTAGTAGGACTCATTATGCCTGTTAGGCCTTGTCCACTACCATATGGTCTAGCATGTAAACCACTTGCGTTTGTTGCTACTTGTTCTGCAAAGTTTGCTTCTAAATTTTTGATGAAGTATTGTTCTATCTTTTTGCCTTCGCTTTCGTTTACAACAACCTTTTCTATGTTTGCAGGATCTACCCAGTACAATTCATATGTTTCTGGATCTCTAATAAAGAATTGATCACCATACTTACAAGTACTACGGAACATTCTAAATGCACGTTTGTGCAATTTATTTAAACGTACCCAACTATGTAATGTCTTATCTATGATTTTTGCTTCTGTGTCACTCGGTGTTGACAAGTAATCAATAGTAAACGGCAAACCTGAGTATTCGTTTTCTTGTGTTCCAAATTCTGCAATAGTATCTAATGCGGCATTTACTTCTAGATCGCTGTCCATTTGATCGTATTGAACATAACGCATAAGTCTGTTAGGACTTCCTGCATATACTTCTGGAAGCCAACTGTTAAATCTACTTGTTGCGGCTGCACCGAATGTGCCGTCACTCTTATCTGCACCCGGCTGGATGTTTAAGGGTAAACCTGAATTATCAAAGGGTGTAAAATGCTTTCGCCAACTCATATATCTAATAGTCCTATCTGCTTGATAATACTATTTATCAACTATTTTAAAGTATAAAATTTAATATTGGCTGTGCTTAGAATTCATCACTTAAATCACTAGTAATTCTGTTTCCTGATTTAAGTAGTTTATTGGTTTGTTCTTGATTTTTAACCATCTGCTCAAATAATTCTTTATTTGATGTTGGTTCATTAGTTGATTTCGAATCTGTTGCTTGTTCTGTACTGGTAGCACTTTCTGGTTTTGGAGCAGTTTGTACTTTAGTACCAGTTGGCATACTGGCTTTAGCCATTGCTGGAGCCTGTGCTTTAGCTCTAGCAGCATCTTCTGGAGATACACTTGCAGCCATGCCACCATTCTCCATTGTGGCTCTTCTACTTTTGACTCGGGCCTGTTTGCGTTCAAACGGAGTCATCTCTGCACGACTCTTAGTTGCTGCTTCTTTGTCTACTTCTGCTGTTTTATCATCGTTGCTAGTTGCTGCTTCTTTGTCTACTTTGTCTACTTCTGCTGGCTTAGCATCGTTGCTAGTTGCTGCTTCTTTGTCTACTTCTGCTCGTTTAGCATCATCTAGATCCATTTGTGCAAATCTTACATCAGCATCTAATGCCATTTGATCATATGCATCTATAAAATCATTAATGCCTTTTGCCTGTGCTGCTATTGCTGTATCTAATGCTACCTGTGCTTCGTCTACACTAAGTGGCTGGACTTCAATGTCGTTTAGCATTTGCCCAATATCAGAATTATTAAATGCAGCTTCTCTATCTTTATCTTCCTGAGACCTAGGATCGTTGGCCTCCACTTTTGCCTGTGCGTCTGGATCGCCCAATCTTGCAAGGGCATAATCTTTTTGTGTTAGTTCAACCGGTGCTGTTTCTTTAGATGCGTCTTCTGGTTCTGTTTCTTCTGATGCTGTTTTTTGTTGTACAGGACCAAATGACTTCATAGCAGCCATCTTCATTATAGAAACAAGACTAATCTCAGACATTGATTCATTTAATGTGTCAATACCTTCTGCCATTGTTTCAAACGAATCCTTAATAGCATCTCCGTCTAGGTCAGCCATTGCTTCGTTAAATGCGTCTACTGTATCGCCAAATGAACCCATATTTGATGTCATTTCATTGATTGCTGGAGCTGCCGCTCCTATTTTAGCAAGTTTATCAAATGGCGAGTCTTGCCCAAGCAAACTGCCTAGACCATCTAGTATGCCGCTTACTAATCCACCTGCACTAAATGCTGCCATACCGGCCGCTAGTGATACTAGTGCTGGGCCTAACAATAATACATTTTTAGGATCTACATCGTTAAGCAGTTGAAAACTGCCCATTAATTCAACCATTGCTGGTGCTGCTATTTTAACTGCTGCCGCAAATGGAAGTAATGCTAAACCTAATGCACCAATCGCTAATGCACCTACGCCTATTACAGGTGCTATAGGTGCTAACAAGAATGCTGCTGCTCCTAGTACACCTAACGCTATAGCACCTGCGCCTACACCTGCCCAGTTAATGTCTGAGAACTGCTGGAATGCTTTGCCTGTTACAAACATTGCTGCACCAATACCTATGAGTGCTGTAACGCCCAGTAATACATTAGGTTTACCTAGTACCGCTAAGCCTTTGCCTAGTCCTGTTAATGTACCTTCTAATAAGCCGCCTATGCCTTTACCAATACCTTTACCTGCGTCTGCGATTCCTTTTGATAATGCACTTATACCTTTTTGTATGCCTGTTGCAATATTGCTTACAGAGTTGCTAATACCTTTGCTTAAATTTGTTAGCACACTAGATATACCTTTGGATATATCTTTCATGCCTGTTGCTAATGACTTTGTAAAGCTCTTAGATTTCTTACTTGCAGTGTCCATGGCTTTTGAGCCCATGTCCATTTCTTTTGATTTGCCTGTTAGCTTGTCTTTGGCTTTACCGAACAAGCCATCAAGTTTTCCACCTGTTGCTTTGCTTAGTCCGCTTGTGACTTTGCCCATCATGTTCTTAGTACCGGCCATCAAAGACTTGCCCATGTTAGCAAACATCGATGGCATTGATTTACCAAAGAGGCCTAGCACACCGCTTACTGCTTTAAATCCAAGTACTACTAATCCTGTAAGACCTGCTAGTTTACCAAGTGTTGCTAGGAAGCCTGTAGTTTCGCCCTCAACTTTAGTAAATATACTTGCTACTGCATCAATAGGCGAGAAGAGTGCATTGAAAGCATTAGTTGCTATAGTAATAGCACCGGACACTACGTTCATAACTACACCTAGTATGCTACCAACTGTCTTCATAACATTTATGAAACTTTTAATACCTTCCCAAATACCTGGTAACGCTTCTATAGCCATGCCTACATATTCTGCAAACGTTTCTAGCATGCCAGGTAATCTTTCGCCTAACTGTTCGCCTAAACTAATTCCAGCGCCGGACATTTCCTCAAATACGCCGCCGGTTAAATTAAATTTCTCCATTGTTCTACTAATAGAGTCCATAACGGTCTTTTTCATTTTCTCGAAAGTATCGCTTAACCCTTCGCCGCCTTTGGTGATATTACCAAATCCTTGTAGGAAGCCAGTTTTTATACCTTCAAACGAACCAGTGATCTGCTTCATTATTTTTGATAATGTGTTAGTTCCTTTTTGCACACCTTCCATTGATAAGTCTGGACCTAGGTCTTTTAACTTTTTAGCAGATGCTTCAAACTGTGTAATAGCCTTTGCCATACTAGCAGCCTGTGCATCGCCAGCTCTGTCTAGCAAGAATATTCTATCTTTTTCTGCTTTACTGAGATTACCTAACTGCGAAGTCATGTCTAGAGCCATTTGCTCAGCATCTTCTTGACTCAGTGTACCGTTCTTGATTGCATCAATATAATTATTCATTGGGCCTTGTAAACTAGGTAATGCTGTAACATACCCAACCATGGAATCACTGAAGCCCATTTGCCCACTTGCAGCAGCCTCTGTCATAGCAGCCGCTATGTCACCACCGGCTTCTCCACCCATAGCTCTCATAGTGCCAGCAAAGTCTGTTATACCTGATATAACTTTACCTCTTAATTCTCTGTCCATCCTTAATAAACTAGAAGTAAGTACTGGTGTTTGCTGTATTAAACTGTCTGTAAAATTAACTATCTCGTCGACACTCTCACCAAGTACACTTGCATATTTTTGTTGTGTCTTGATAGTCTTGGTAATTTGTGCATTCATCCTGGCTTGATTCATGCCGTCGGCAACACCCATTGCTTGCCTTTTTCTTAATTCTGCACCCATACGCTCAACACTGTCGTCTAGACTCATGCCTAGCTCTACACCACTGTCAGTTGCGTCCATGAATGCCTGTGTAAATTCTGTAAACGATTTCTTGCTCATTGTTTGAACAACACCGCTCAAGTTCTTTAATGTGCCGGCTGCATCTATACCCATGCTACTCAATTGCATCATAGCACTTGTAGCACTCATGCCACCTTGGCCGAGACCGTCAGTGAATCCTACACCAACTTTTGTCATCTCATTTAGTTCATTACCTAAACCAGTAAACGTGTCTAACAGTATTCCACCGTAAACTGTGATTGCTGTGGCTGCACCTTTGATCGATGATGCAATTGCACCATACACACCAGCAAAGATTTTTTCGCCTCTTGCTGCACCTTTATTAAAGCCGTCTAGTGAATCTGCAGCTTCAGTTGCTGCTTTGCTTATTTGACCGGTACTTGGACCAGCATTACCTACAGTAGGGCCTGAAACTTGTTTTTGTTGTTGTTTGTTACCTTTCTCAATTTCGTCACCGAGGTCTTGTGTTTCTTTAAGTAATTCTTGTTGGTATTTTTTTGTTTGGTTATAGAATGCCTCTTGATCTTTTGCATTTTCCTTAGCATGGTCAACCAACCTTTCCCAATCTTTATTACCATTGAGTTTTGATAATTGAGCCAGCATAAGCTGAGCAGTGCTTTCTAGTGCAAAATCTGCTATTATCGCTTCTTCATTGTTAGGCAATAGTACCTTTGACATTCAGTTTCCTCTCTTACTGCATGTATTTACCTGAATTATAAAGTCGAGTTTTAATTAAGAAGTTTAGCAATATATGGGATAAAGAACTCTAATGGTTCTGATTCATACGAATCGTCAAAACTTTGGCTATCATACAGTCTGCAGAATCGTTCAGTGTGTTCGTAATGAGGGCTATCTTTGAACTTATCACGTAGGTCACGTGATTTACCTATATGCTGGTAATAGTAGTATCCTTGAAAATCAGTGTGGTGTACTAGTAAAAAATAGTTTTCTTCGCTGATATATTGTTTTAACATAGCACCTATAACTTCGCCATGGTTATCAGGACTAAGTGTATCGCCTATGTCGTGTAATAATGCAACTGCAATATATTCGTCGTCTTCGCCGGCCCGGTATGCTCTTGTTGCTGTTTGTAAGCAATGTTCGTATCTACAAACAGGAAAGCCGCCAAAGTCGCCTTCTAGTAACTTTAATTGTTCTATAAATTTATTAACAAGTTTCTTTTTGTCTTTTTTATAGACTTTAGCAATTAACTGCCAGTCTCTGGCTGTGCTTTCTTCAAAGTTTTTAAAGTTTGTTAATTTCAATCTACTAACCCGTTATTTTTTAAATACTCATACAGCATATTATACGATAATGTATCTTTGCCTTCTACAAACTGTATAGAAAACAATGTACGTTGTTCAGAGAAGTTTGTGATAGTATGAGGCTGTTGTGTATTAAACAAATACAGTTCACCTGGCTTATAATCTAATTCTATGAAATCCGTGTCGTCTACAAATAAACAATGACTATCAGTGCCTGTTATTAGCATATTTATTGCTACACCTCTTCTCCAATCAGTGTGCAACCTATAATAAAAATTTGGGTGGAAATTGTTTATTGCTATATTGTTAATAGGAAATTTTTTATGTAACTTCTTTAAAAAATTATTACTAGAAAGAGTATAGTTTAATTCAGGATGCCACATATCAAATGTTCTAAACGATTTATCAAAATCTTTATCAGGTATATCTGCTACATCTACAAGTGTATCAGAATCTGTTCGGTATGTGTAAATCAAGTCTGGAAATTGTTTCATCCAATTATTACAACTATCCATAAGATTAGTAGCATCTACTTTTATTTTAGCAAAGTAATCTTCTTGTTTCATATTGATATTTACCGGATATTTATAACCCTAGTTAATAATACCGATAAATATGTAGTTAAAGAAGTAATAGTACATAATGTGCTAGTACAAATTTAGGATATAAGAACATGACAAACAAACACAATCCATTAAGTTCGCATTTTAGAGCTCCAAAATTGTTTGCACCTATTCCAAGTGCTGGCAAATTTTATGAGCCGGCAGTAGTAGAGATGCCAGAAACGCTAGAACTTCCTGTCTTTGCAATGACAGCAAAAGACGAAATGATTATGAAAAACCCTGATGCGTTATTAAACGGCGAAGCTGTAGCACAGGTTATACACAGTTGCGTACCTAACGTAAAGAATGCTAGGGCAATGTTAAGCAGTGACATCGATGTATTGTTAGTTGCTGTACAAGGTGCTACTTACGGAGACGATGTAGAAGTATCTGCTCCATGTCCAAAGTGTGACGAAGACCAAAAAGGTGTTGCTAGTGTTGAACAAGCAATCGGCACCATGGGTGTTTTAGAAGAATCGTACACAGTAGAACACAACGGTTTAGAAATTCACGTTCGTCCGTTCACTTATGCTAGTACAATTCAAGCAGGTATTACAAATTTTCAAAGCACTAGAAGTTTACAAGCACTAGCAGACGTTAGTAATGAAATGGAAAGACTAAAACTGTTTAATGATAACTTTAAGCAAATTGCAGAACTAAACTTTAGTTTAATTGTAGATAGTATTTCTAGTATTGATTATACTGACGAAGACGGCGAAAAGCAAAGTGTAACAGATAGAAAACATATCACAGAGTTTTTAGATAATGCTGAAGGCACAGTAGGTAAGAAAATTGAAGAGCAAATTGCTAATTTAAATTCAATTGGTATCAACCACGAGATGAAACTACAGTGTGAGAAATGTACAGATGATGCAGGCGAACCAGTAGTGTTCAAAAGCCGCGTTAACTTTGACCCAGTAAATTTTTTCACAGCTTCTTAGCAAACTCCGAACCTTCGGACATAGTGGCGTACCTAGGTAAGCTCAAAGACGATCAAACTGCCCTAAACAAAAATATTGCTGAATTAGTAATATACAGCGAAGGTGCAGTGTCTTGGACGGAGGCATGGTTTATTCCTCCCATGGATAGAGACCTGCTAATCAAAACACTCAATAAATATAACCAAATGAAATCAGGCACCGCCGGTAACAACGAATTACTTTAGATTAGTAAATGCTTCGTGTCCTTCGAAAAACATCTGTATCATTACATACACTGCTGTATTAACACCGATAAGAATTCCAAAAATTATGTACCCTTGCATAATCATCTTCTAAAAAGTGTTTCTGCTCTACAAACATCCGCACTCCTGCAAGTTCTAATATTGTTCTCCCATATCACCGGGTGAGGCATCCAATCAAACTCATGCGGCCCATTGTAGCCTGTACCAGAACATCCTGTTATAATAATAATACTACTTACTAGCAATATTAAATGTTTCATCTCTTTCCTCTTTTAGTTTATTGTATCCTTCATCATCTAGATGTGTAATGGCTAACCAAGCATGTGTCATTTCATCGCCTGTTCTACTGCCTCCCATTACCCACATATCAGGGTCTGGATTATTTGGATTTTTTGCTGTATTATCATACCATTGCTTTAGAACAATAACTGCTCCTGCTGGTAAGAGTGGTGCTACGTCTGGATCATACAAATGACTGTGATGCCATGTTGCACTCCAATTACTTACTTGACTAATTTGTTCTGTGTGTCCTGTTTCAGGATAAAATATTTCCAAACTTGCTGCGTTCATACGCAAGTGTCCGTGTGGTTGAAAACTATCTAGTCTAACTGGATGATCAAAACTGTGGAAGCCTTGTGTCATGTAATAACCATGTGGTGGGATAACTATATCGTCCTGGTCTCCTAGGCGATACAAACTCAAGTCTTGTTTGTATTTCAATTCTTGGCTTTCCTCTTCGCTGTATAACCAAAGACCAATCTCTACCACGTTGTCTCGAATAACTGATCCTGGTGCCATTGCCCCAAGTCCACCTGGGAACATGTGAATATCCCATGCTACTTCTGCGTTGGCTGGAATAGTTCTGCATACTCCTGCAGGAACTATCTCTCCCCACTTTCCCATAGCATACTCAGTTAACATACCCACTCTGCCTCCCTCAGTTATAATACTGCTGTTAGCATGATGTACTACTGCTTTGGCATTGCCACGTGGTTTAACTTGTATTGCTTTAATGCAACGGTCTTCGGTTAGTCCTGTTGGAACATTATGTTTATGCCACAAGTCGTTGCCACTTGCTGGAATGTCTATGGCCACACTTGCGATGATTGAATCCGGCGCTCCAAAATCTGCTTCGAAACTCCATGCTTCCGGATCACCTAGGTTTACTGGCTGTACTACTTTGTCAGGGTCGCCATACCTTGCTCCGGTATCTACCCACTCGACTACAGTGTCTATATCTTTTTGCGATAAACGCCAATCACCTTGCAAGTCCTGTATACCTATGCCGTGATCGTATGCATAAGGTGGCATTTCTCTTTTCATTACTTTAAGTGATATTAAAGGTGCCCATGGACGTACTTGCTCGTATGTTTCAAAGCCCATTGGTCCTATGCCTCCAGAACGGTGACACACTACACAATTATCGTTGATGATAGTTGCTACTTCGTTAGTGTATGTTTGTGCTGATAGGATAAGTGGGAATAACGCTACTAGTGCTGCTGTAATATATTTCATTTATATATCTCCTGGAACTGTATAGTATTTAACCTATTACAATAAGTTCTAGAGCAGTTTATATGCGTTTGTTACAATTAATAACATCTATAACAGTATATAGACACTTCGTGTCTTATCTTACTACATTCAATCGTTTCATTTCATGAAACTCATTCACTTGTAAGAAAGTTTTTTTAATTAAGAAGTTATCAAGAAAGTGGAGTCATAATTCACCTGTTGCCAGGTGAATAAAAAAATAGCGTCATCAAGATGAGCTTCGTCACTATTACTCGGGTGCTACTAGGAACCGGTGAGCCTTCTGTCCCCATACACTACCGTCACTGTCTTTCGACCTCACGGAAATTTGTATAACCTGGAATAGTTCAGTTATACAAACTTGCAGGTTGCTTTTTCTCATTGCCTGCATCATTTTAATGCCATATCGTCTTTTGCATCTTTACGACTACAACCCAATTCTCGCACCTTGTTAAGGATTGTCGAGGGTAACAGTTTATGGCCCTGTCGGGGCGGTGTAGTTCCTTATGTAGGGTTCTGTATTAGATTGACGTGGTGTCTGTGTGTGCCGTGTTCGATATATAGTTATATCTTTGTCAGTGCTTCACGGAGGATTTGTGAACCTCCTACTCTGACGTTTATTATACCATTATAATACTCGTCTGTCAAGAGAACTTTGCGATTAAATTGCTCTTCCGCTTCTAAGTAACTTGCAACCCCTCTGCTAGGGCATATATGCAATATCTCTCTTGTAAACTTATCCTCACCTAACTCTAAAACATCTGCTTGGAGGTTATCTGAACTACCCCAATAAGTACGCCAGTCGCTTTCTTTAGTTCCACGACGTTTGTTCTTTTTACCTTTAAGTGGAGGCTTAGTTGTTTTAAATTTTGCTAACTTCTTACCAATATACTTTTTGTCGTTGGTAGTGTTAGTGATTAGGTACACAAATGCTTCACAACCTTCTGGAAGTGTGTCTATAATTTTGTTGTTATAAGTCCATTGTGACATAGTACATAGTTATCCACTGCGAATACTATGTACTATCCTTTACCGGCTAGTCGACATAATCTGTGTCTGTGTTGTATGCAGTGAAGCCGCCTTCCTTGACAACTGTTAACACATTGTTTACTCGACCTACTAGTTCTTCTTTGTGAGAGATAAGGAAAATGTTCTTACCTTGTTCTCTATTCATCTTCTTAAGGACGGCTAAGGCGTTCTCTACACCCATTGTATCCATACCCGAATCAATTAACTCGTCGATACACATCAGGTTCATAGGTGCATTTAAGCTCTCATACATGTCTCTGAATGCCCAAGATAAGCCTAAAATAAGTCGATTACGTTCGCCTCTACTTAGATTATCAAAGTCTAAGTCACGGCCATATTCTGTTATTTCGACGTTTAAATCGTTCGCAAATTTTACATCATGCGGCAATCCTAACTTATCTAAGTACCATGCTAACCTATGATTTAGGTATGCAATGTTTTGATCAATAATCTTTTTACGGATAAAACTATCCTTGCTTGTTAACAGTTTGTACAAGAACTCTTGATGATCTTTTAAGAATGTTAATTCATTAATCAAATCAAAACTAACATCTTGTAACCCTGTTTCTCTGAGCATGTCTATTTGCTCAACGTAAGGATTGTCTTCCTCTTGCTTGGTTTGGTATTGTTGAGCAAGAGATTCTAAATTGTGTTTGTGCTCGTATGCTTCTTCTACAGTTGAGTAAAATGTAAATAATTTTTCTGGTATATTAATTACACCAAGTGCTTCTGTGATTTCAGCAACCTTTTGTTCACTTGCAGTATTCAGTTCCAATTCTGAAGCAATCTTGCCTTTTAGCTCGTCTATGTAATCGCTGTGTGTATCTAAGTGTGATGTGCCTTGCTTACATGCATGACATACACCTGCTTCTGCGTCTACTAAGTTTGCTTCAAGTTCAGACAAACGTTTGACATTACGAGTATTACTTGCCTGTAATGTTTTTAATTCTTTAGACAGTGTATTATAATTGTCTTGTTGCTCTTTAGCATCAACATTTTGTTTGTGTGCTTTAATTTCAGCGTCAGCATCGAGCTCGTCTAGTGTGTTAATGGCTGCTTCTAAGTCTTTTACTTTTGTACTGTGTGTGGCATCCCATGCTTTCTTGCGACTTTCAATTTCTGAAATATTCTTTTCTATTCGTTCGTTTGCATCTTTAACAGCATTAATTCTTAACTCTTCCTCTTTGATGCTATCACGAGTAAACTTAGTTTTTTCTTTTAGTAACTCTGCCTTAGCACTTAGATCAGTAATACCTAACAACTGTTCGATCATATCTTTTTGATCGTTGTTTTTCATACTGAGGAAAGGTTCACTGTATGTGTTTAGTGCAACCAAATGTTTGAACATATTGTGAGGGAAGCCAATAATCTTTTCAATTGCTTTTTGTGTTTCTCTACTGTCGCCTTGTTGTTCTTCGCTTACAGTGTCCTCACCGTTAACTAAAAACTTTAGCACATTAGGTCTACGTCCACGTTCAATGCGATACTTAACACCTTTGGCTTCAAACTCAACAGTGGTCATCATACCCTTGCCGTTTGTTTTGTTAATTAAGTTATCACGTCGAATGTTAGTAAGTGCTTCACCATACAATGCATAACTTAGTGCATTAATAATAGTTGTCTTACCTGTGCCGTTCCTACTACCATCACCGCCCATGTCTAGGTTGTGCCCTAGCACAAGAGTAAGTTGACAATTGTCAAAGTTTACCGCTTGGGTGTTATTGCCCACGCTCATAAAGTTACGAGCTGATACATTTTTAATCTTTAGCATATTAAATTTCTAACTCATTATAGATGTCAATTAATCTGTCTCTTTCTATTGTGCTGGATTCTATTGTGTCTAATTGCTGTAGCACTATTTGATCCACACTTTCGAATTTTATTTCACTGCCTTCGAATTGCTCTTCTTCTTCTTTGATAGGAATAAGTTGTAATTCTCTAACATTGTATTGCTCCGCAAACTTTTCTTTTATGAAAGTTGCTTCCTCATACGAAATACTGATATCTAATTTTACACGAGCATAGGTATACTTGTCAAGTAAATTCTCATGATTGTCTAATAATTGTTTAAGACTAAACACTCTGTACTTAGGACATTCACTCCAGTTTACATATACAGGTTCTTCTCCCCATGTTAAGAACATAGCACCACGTTCGTCATCATCTACGTCTGCATAGTTGTGTGGGAAAGCATTGCCTAAGTAATGTATGTTATTTTTAAACTGACGTTTGTGGAAGTGACCACTAAACACCAGTTCTGGTCCAGATAACATTTTGTCAGTAATGCCACCATGGTCTGGCATCTCTACCATTGCATTCATTTTAAAGTAAGGTAACTCAAAATGACCAAACATATACTTACATTGCATTTTTGCAACTTGTTTATATTCGTCACCTACTAACCATGGTATAATAGCAACATCGTCTTGTAAGAAATGTTCATCTACCATTACAAAGTTAGAAAGTTCTCTAGCATATTCTATACTGTTCATATCACGTTTGTCTCTGTAGTAGAGATCGTGATTACCTGTTATGAAATATACTTTTTCAAAATTATCATTTAGTTTTTTAAGATCTTGGATTGTTGCATTCATTGTTGCAACATTAATACTTGATCTATGATGCATCCAATCGCCAAGGAATATGCATGTCTCTGCATTCCTTGCTTTTGCTTCGGCTATAAACCAATCGATATATCTATGGCAATCTTCTAAGTGTAAGCGACTATTTTGCTTTAATCCATAATGGATATCCGTAAAGCAAGCCGCTGTTTTAAACAACTGACTCATATAAAACTACTCTGGTGTATTTTCTTGTTCTGCGGCTGTCTCTGCTGCTTCTCGTAGGTTGCGTATTTCTTCTTCATGTTTAATCTGTCTACTGAAACTAGGCATGTGTCCTTGATCAATTAAAATATCATCTCTGATAGTTTGATTACGTTTCTCAATGTTTAACACTCTTGTGAAACTGTTATTGACAACTGCGGTATAATATGCGAATGGATTGTCTGATTTAGATTCATCAAACTGTAGTCCAATCTGCGATAACTGTACTAATGCTTGTCCTCTCATTTCGTCTACATAAGTATAACCACGCCAGTTTGCTCTGTGTGAATACCTTTCGACAAGTTTTAAAAACATAGTTCCTAGTTTGTTTGTGATCCTTCCATGTTCAACACTGAACGACCCATTACTAATACTGCCTAGCCAATGACTACGAACAACCTCAACTAACTTATCGCCTTGATATGCATAGTGTTTAAATGCAGGAAAGTTTACTTTTGCTTTTGTGTCTGCTTCAGTTTTAGGATTTTTCTTCCTGCCTGGCTCCAACGGTATGTGGTCCATATTCATAACACGAAAGATTAATTCGTCTAAATCAAAAGATTCTGGATCTACTGCAAACTCTTTTTGCTTAGGCTTGTTTTTATAGTCTGCTCTATCATGTGTAGACATTGCTACAGCATACGCCTCACTTTGCAGTTTGTTTGACTTGTTTACTCTTGCTTCTGCAATAGTAGTTTCATTGATATCGTTGATATCACGAACGATAATGTCGTAGTTGCTATACTTCTCATCTGAGATTTGACAGTAAGTAAGTTTACTTTTGTTAATCTCCTTAAGAATGTCTTTGTTGTTTAAGTAATTAACTGGTGCTGGTTTCTTTATCATTTGTTATTGTACCTCTAGGTTTAAACCTTATTATACATTCATTATACGGAAAGTCAAGTATTATTTACCCAGTTTTACCCAGTTTCAGCAATTATAGTGGTATTTATTGAATCAGGTAAATACTAGCATAGGAGAACAATATGGCATATAGATCACTGCGAACATTAAACAGTTATAGTTACTTAACTAAACTAGCAAGAGATTTGGATTCAGTCAGTACGGCTGACGGAGCACCTACAGTCGAACAGCCAGGTATATCCACTAATGTTGATTGGAGAGCAAGACTAAGACCAAAAAACGGCGGCAAGGATTTGTTTTGGAAAGGTGGCACCGATACCCCTGTAGATTATCTATTAAAACCATTGCACGAAACTAATGGATTGGTTTGGCAATATACTCCAGACATGCTTGTGAGTGCTCAGGTAAACTATAACCAAACTGATTTCCACGGCCAGAACTATCCTGTGATGACATATAAAAATACAATGCCACCTGCTATTCCAGTAACAGCAGACTTTAGTGCAAACACCATTGACGAAGCAAGATACATATTGGGTGTAATACATTTTTGTAAAGTAGCAACTAAATCGTTTGGTGGTGATTCAGCAGTAGCAAGTGGATACTATGGTACTCCGCCTCCAGTGTTATTGTTTGAATATTTAGGTGACCATGGATTTAATAAAGTGCCAGTGGTACTAACATCCTACAGTATAAGTTATCCAGCAGATGTAGATTACGTTCCAGTGTACACCGGAGTAGATCAAGGCGAAACAACTTATGTACCTACAATGGTTAACTTACAGATTAATTTACAACCTGCTTACACACCTCATAAATTGCGTAAGAGATTTGACTTACAAGCCTTTACAACAGGCAGAAACTACAAAGACGGATTCGTATAATGGCCAGTTTTCACAGAGATGATAGTTTTTTAAAAAGAACAGGATTATATGATACCTTCTTGGATGTCAATAACTTACCTACAGTTCCTCAACTAGTTTCAGACGAAACTTATGTGATTGAGCAGAAGTATAATAACAGACTAGACTTACTTGCTTTTGACAAGTATGGCTCAACTAGGCTATGGTGGGTAATTGCTTTAAGAAACTTAGACATAATCAGAGATCCAAGTAGAGATGCAGTAGCAGGACTAGAAATTAGAATACCTAGCAAAAACACAGCAGACATAGTCTCAGGAAAATAATGGCTTTAGTAGCGTCAGAACAGTTTGAACCTTTTCTAAATAAAAATGTTGTTGGAAACATTTTAGATCAGGTTGACCAATACCAGTACAATTTAAAACTATACATGATAGCACCTGTAGCAGCACCTGTAGGTGCTCAACCGCGTTCAAGTGTTGGGTCAGGAGACGGACCAACAGATGCTAGAGAAAACAAGCCAGGTAATACTAAAAACGAATCCGGACAAGGCGGGTATTTACAAAACTCATTTACTGCAAAGCCTAGCGAAACAGTAGTACTTGCACAAACAGGTGTAACAGGCGCACAAATTGATAACTTAGAAATTGTGTCAGCAATAAGTGCAGGTGGCGGGATAATTACTTCGCAAGTAAATTTTGATGTTATTCAACCCGGCGCCGCAGACTTTATGGATCAAATTATGGCTGCCAAAGCACAACTTGGTTGTCCGCTGATAGCAAACGACGTTCCTCTGTTTTTAGAAATTGTGTTTAAAGGATACAACGGAGACATAGAAGCAGCCAAAGACGAAGACGCAGGCGGCGAAGCAATACTTGCAGCAGGTCCGTATAGATTTAGTCTTGTAGTACGCAAAGTTTCGTTAGAGATTGATGATACAGGAAGCACCTATGCATTTATGACTGTGCCACACAACACAGGAGCGTTCTTAGACAGTTCTTTTAGAATGCCTAAGAAACTAGAATCAATTGGTACTACTATAGAAGAACATTGCGCCGACTTAATAAAAAAGATTAACGAGCATAACCTAGCAAACTATGACAGTTATCAAATACAAGATGAGATAGAAATTGACATATCAGGTTTTACCGAAGGTCCTAACGCACTAAAGGATACCAAACTCACAAACACAGATGATCAAAGAGCTGAAGAAATTAATAGGATTATGAATCCAGAGTTAGAAGGTAAAACAGAAGACGAATACGAAGACATATTAGAAAAAAGTGCGAAAGATGAAGGTACACTTGATATTGTTGTATCTGAAAATAAAGTAACAGTTAGAGAAGACGTATCAATTGAACGATACATTGCTACACTGTTATCTATGAATGATGAATTCTTCGCTAGGGCTACTAGAGCAGTAAAGGCAGACGCTCCTGAAGATAATGAGGTTAGAAAACAACAACCTACAATCGAATGGTTTAAAATTAATGGCCATGTAGAGTATATTGGGTTTGATTATAAACGTAACAAGTATGCAATGAAAACAGTTTATAAGCCAACTATATTTAAAACAGCAAAAAATACTGTACAAGCAAAAAGCAACGAAAACACAGATTTAACAAGCAGCGATGTACGAGCTAGAATTGACGGCTTAGGAATATTTAAAGCATACCATTATTTGTATACTGGATTGAATGATCAAATTAAACAGTGCCAGATTAAGTATGATGCAGGTATTGCATTATTAGCTGCGCCAGCAGGTGGCGTAAGTGGTGACTTTGGTACTGTTATGGCTAAGACTATTAGTAACAGTGCAACTCCGGATGAAGATTTAAAAGGCAAAGACTTAGCCACAGCGGCAGTTAATGCAGCAAAGAATGATGACGCCTCCGCAGCAATTAATAAAGTCTTTAATGAAAAAACACCAGGTAGAGAAAATGACATTGCCTCGTTAGGTGCGTTAATGGGTTTGAGCGGAACTGAAATACAAGATGCAGTTAAAAACAGAAACGGTGCTAATGCTAATCGAATGAAAGAAGTTTTGCAACGAAAAGGCACAGCAGAGGCATTGAGAAATGCACAGGTAAATGCTAATAGAACAGTTACCACTAGTGATAATAACAGGAACCCAAATACTTCAGGTTATAGTCCTGCTCTCAGTGGCAACACATACTCTGCAGATATAATAGGAAGTGTTAGCGATAGATTAACACAGGCCGCAGAATTAACACAAACGCAAAAGTTAGCAGAGTCGTTAAAACCAAAGGATGACAAAGAGTCAGAAGACGGCGGCCCAAAAGAATCAGTGCTAGTTCAATCAATACCTAACCCAGCAGAAGACGGAACATATAACGGCACACCGAGGAACTCAATCTTTGGTTATTTAATGCAACAACACGGTCTTGCTGATTTCTTAGTAAACTTAGATATAGAAATTAAAGGTGACCCGTGGTACTTAGGACCACCGACCGGCGATAACTGGGCTAACCAAACTGGAAAAGAAATAGCAGAAAACCAAACAGATAATGGTGGCCTTAGATTAGAAGCTGATGAAAACTATATATTGTTTGATTTGCAGACTCCTAGACTTTTTGACTTTAATGTTGAAGACGAGGATGCAAACAGTGGGTACTGGAGTAAAATGGGTACGTCATATTTCATAACAGGTATATATCAATTGCATAAATTTAGAAGTACATTCTCAGGCGGCGAGTTTACACAAGATTTAGAGTTAAAGAAGCAAACAGCATTAGACTTAAAGAAAAAAGAAAAAGCTGCAGAAGGTGACGAATAATGTCTATTAAATCTAATCAAAACAGATCAAGTAAAAAAAGCACCGTTGGTAAAAAGAATGAAAGCAGAAATGCTGTATTTGGAGTATATCTTGCTGAAATAGTATCAACTAAAGATATAAGCAGAACAGGCAGGGTGCGTGTGTTTATTCCTGCAATCAGCAAAGACAAAAACTCAACAGCAGGTTACTTTGATGCAGTATGGACAAGTCCGTTTGCAGGTAGTACAGATCCTAGAACTGTAGGTAAGAAAATACAAGACCCAAGCCAGTCAATGATTAGTTATGGCTTATGGGCAGGTGTGCCAGATAACGGTAACTTAGTATTAATAGCGTTTGGAGACGGCAACACGAAATACCCTATGGTAATGAGTTGTTTGTTTGCTGACAAATTAAATTACAGTCTCCCTGGTAATGCAGGCGGCAAGACATACCAAGCACCGAGTCTAAATTTGCCTACTGTAGAAAAAAATAAAAGAACAGCGGACATTAATCACAACGATACATTTAGACCCATACAGCACACTTTATCTGAATCTATTGTTAAGCAAGGCTTAGCACACGATCCTATTAGAGGTGCAGGTTCATCTAGTGCAAGAAGAGAATCGCCTAGTGAAGTATTCGGCTTACTAACACCAGGGCCACGAGATCCAAACGAATATAATAATCGTTTAGGTGGCCACAGTATTACACTTGATGATAACTTAGGGTCAAGACAAATTAGAATTCGTTCAGCACAAGGTAACCAATTGTTATTGGATGACACTACCGGCATGGTATATCTTATAAACAGAGATGGAAATGTTTGGATGGAGTTTGCTAGTTCGGGTGAAGTGTTTATGTATGCAGAAAGCGACATTAATATGCGAACAAAACGTAACTTTAATTTACGAGCTGATCATAACGTAAACATCGAAGCAGGCCAAAATGTAAACATCAAAGCTGCAATGGACACTGTCGGTGAAGAATATAAAGGCGAAGGCGAAGGTGCAGGTGGGCTAGTTAATTTAGAATCAAAAGCCGACACACATATTTTATCTAATGCAAATTTATTTACAACCACAATGGAAGGTGAGATGCATTTTAGCTCAGCAGGCGCTATGTACAATACAGCAGATGCATTACATAATAAATCAGCAAATGATATAGCAAATGAAGCCGGCGGCAAAGTTACTACTAAGTCTACAGGTGTGCAAGTTTTAGAAGCAGGCGGTAATATTGTTGAGAAAGGAACTAAAGTATTAATGAACAGTGGCGGCCCGGGCGCCGAAGAAGCAGAGGCAGCTATGCCAGCAACGCCTATAGGCACAGATACTTTCCCTGATAATCCAATTGAACAACCTACATACGACAGAGATGCTGAAAGCCCGGTTACAACTAATGGTAAACGATCAGGCGATGTTGCACAGGTAGTTACTATTGTCAGCACGTTAGTTACATCGGAACCTTTTGTAGGACACGGTATACCTGATCCTTCAAAAGATGATCAAGACAACATGGTGCCAGATGAATCAATCTCACAAGGCTTACCACAGAACAGCAACGGTGTAGGAGGCGGAGCACCAGCAGATGTTAATACACCAGCAGGACTTAAGAAAGGTGTATTAGGCAACGACGGCTCACCTAAGTATACTAGCCCAGCCCAAGTACAGAATAATTTTGCTGACGCAAAGGCTAAAAAGTTTGAAGCAGCTCAGGCAGGTAAAATAGCATCTATGCTAGGTTCAACTATTCCGCCTATACGAAGTCCTAAAATAACTCCAAAGGGTGCTAGGATAGCCGGACTAGGAACTATGATTGATGATTTAGCAAACAAGCAAAAAATGTTAGCATTTGATAGCAAAGGTTTGCCTGTTGATTTACAGTCAGCGAAGGTTAAATCAATACAAAACAAAATAAAAATTGCTCAAGGTGGTGCTAAGAGTCCAGACGAACTTAAATCATTATTACAAAAACAAGGAGTCGCTACTATCACAGATGGTGCCTCTACAATTTATAGTGCGCCTGGGTTAAAGGTAGTTGACATGAAAACAGGCTTAGGCCCGGTTGGAACACAAATGCTTACCACTAGTAGTTTAATAGGCACTGGGCAACAAGTTAAAGGAATGATTAATCGTAGTGTAAGTGATAACCAACTAGGTGCATTAACAAGTATGGCTAATCACATAGGTACCAACAACTTTAGCAAGAGTAAAGTACTTGATGCAGTGAATAAAGGACAAGACGAAAAAGTTCCAAACTTAATGATGAATCATTGTACAATGAAAGTTGCTGGTGTACCACAAGTACAAGGTGACCATTATCAGAGAAGACAAATGGAAGGTGAATTATACCAAACACCAGATGGCGTTAAGATTACGGAATATACTTCTAGGGTTTCTTTTGATAAACAAGCCTTAGACTTGAAGAACTCTAGAGGAGGCTAAACTAGTTTATCTAACTGGTTAACGTCTGCTAATCGTTTCCATGCTTTATACTTTGCAGCTGATTCCTCAGCAACCATTTTCTCTAGTACTTTTACTGTACCTTGAAGTGATTTGATTTCTTCCCTTTGCTCGTGGATTCTTTGATTAGCTGAAGATAACTGTAGATCATTACCTGTATTAAGTGACATTTTTATTCCTAATAAAAAAATATGTGTGTAGTTTCCTACACACATATTTATATCACATTGCTGTTAACTAGCCTTTTGGACCATCTTTTCCATCACAACAAATTCATCTGGTTTGATGTTTTTATCGTAACGATAATTACCAGCAAAATTCACACTATCAAATAGTGCGTACTGCTTCGTTCTTGAGTCATAGATACCAACTGTGACAAAGCGTTTAGTCTGTTGAAAAATGCGATGGAAACGATGTCCGCCGTTCTTCTCATTAGCCTTAACTGCTTTAGACCATAGTTGGTCAAACTCACGATTCAATTTAAACATTTCTGTCTACCTTGTTCGCTTTTGTGGATGTTATGCTCTTACGAGCTGTTTCTGTAACATAAAACGTTACATTACATACATTATAGCACCTTTTGTAATAGTGTCAACCTTTTTGTTCACTCATTAAAACTCTAGTTTAAGAAGTAGATAAATAAGAGTATGGCTACATTATTCAGAGGATTCAGCACAGTAGATACAATTAAAGCACCATTTTCGTTATCGGATATGGAGTTAGTAAAACGTGATCTACTTAACGAGTTTAATACTCGAAAAGGTGAGCGTGTTATGCGTCCAAATTTTGGTTGCATAATTTGGGACTTATTAATGAACCCAGAAGACGAATTCACCGAAGGCGAAATCAAGGATGATATAACAAGAATTGTAGAAAAAGATTCAAGGGTTGATTTAATTAATATTTCTGTGTTTTCAGATGCTCACACAGTGAGAGCAGAAGTTGAACTAAGATACGTTATACTAAACAGCAAAGACACCCTGTACTTAGAATTCAATGCAGAACAGCAGGTATAATACATGGCATTAGTAAACAGACAAAATAACTTATTCGCTGCAGAAGATTGGAAAGTAGCATATAAAGCATTTAGCGAAGTAAATTTCCAAGCATACGACTTTGACACTATCAGGGCCGCTTTAGTAGAATATGTGAGAGTTAACTACCCAGAGACGTTTAACGACTACACTGAAAGTTCTGAATTTATTGCTATCATAGAATTATTAGCATATCTTTCACAGACGCTAACATTCAGAATGGATTTGAACAGCAGAGAAAACTTTTTAGAAACTGCTGAAAGAAGAGACTCAGTATTTAAACTTGCAAGACAGTTAGGCTACAATCCACGTAGAAATATTCCAGCAAGTGGATTAATGAAAGTAGTTGCAATCAATACTAACGAACCACTCAGAGATAGTTTAGGCAACGACATAAACAATACTAATATTTTCTGGGACGATGCAAATAACCCAGATGCATATGAGCAGTTCATTACTATTCTTAATGCGGCAATGAATTCAGCAAACAGATTTAGTACACCAACCAAATCAGGAACAGTTGGCGGCATAGCAACAGACTTATACGAATTGAATACACCTATTACTTCTCCAGTAGCATATGATTTTGATACAACAGTTGCAGGAACAAAAAGAAGTTTCCAAGTTGTTAATCCTACAATCAAAGAAGGCACACTTGGCGAATTACATCCTGACAGATTAAATAACTTTAACATAGTTTACAGAAACGACGGCACTGGTATTAGTAGTGGAAATTCTGGTTTCTTTGTTATGTTCAAACAAGGTAGACTACAATCATCAGATTACAATTATACTGATCCTTTACAAAGTAGAACACAGGACATTAGTATACCAGACATTAACGAAACAGATGTGTTTGTGCAGGAGATTGATGGCAACGGCGCAACAATTGCAAAATGGACACAGATTCCTAACACTGTTGGTCAAACACTTAACTACAACGATTTAGCATTTGGTGTTAGAACACTGTACTCGGTTGAGAACTTAAATAACGCAGGTATTAAATTACGATTCCCAGATGGCAACTTTGGCGATATTCCTTTTGGAACATTTAGAACATACTACAGAACAAGTGACCCAGAGACATTTGCAATTGCACCTGAAGATGCAAGAAATATTAAAGTAGTTATTCCTTATGAAAATGCTGAAGGTGTTATATATAACCTAACAGTAACATTTAGTTTACAGCAAACAGTAAACAATAGTTTAGCACCAGAGACACTAACTGCTATTAAGCAACGTGCTCCACAGGTTTACTACACACAAAACCGTATGGTAAGTGCTCAGGACTATAATGTATTTCCTTTTAGTCAAACAACTAATATTGTTAAACTAAAAGCAATAAACAAAACACATGCTGGACATAGTCGTTTTATTGATATTAATGACCCAACAGGTACATATCAAAATTTAGAAACTTTTGCAAACGATGGTTCACTGTACATAGAAGATGTACCAGGAACAGCAGGCATTACTATTAGTGATGACAACCCTGTTGCGGCAGTGGTAAACTTTACTATTCCTTTAATACTAAAAGATAGAAACCTCAATAACTTTATATACGAACAGTTCCGTGATTCATCTGAACTATACGACATAAACCGTTATTCATTAGCATCAAAGAATGCTATATGGAAATCATTGCCAGTTGTGCTAGGAACAAGTGCTACAGGTTATTTCCATGAAACTGTTTCTACTGGTGATAGCTCAGTTGAGGTACTAGATACATCATATTCAGATAACGGCACAAAAATATTTGCAATGTTCACAGAGAACAACTTTATTAAGTTTGCAGACCCAGACGATGCATCTAAGTATGCATGGGCAAGAATTACAGGAGTTGCTAACAATGGTACATTGCACAGTGGTCTAACCACAGCAACAGGACCATTTAGTTTAAGTGCTCCAATACAAGACGGTTGGAAAGCAGTAGAATATATTGCTACTATGCGTAAAATAATTCAACCAGCAGAAATTACAAGTATCTCAACTGAGATGAATAACAAGAGAACATTTGGACTAGGTTTTGATACTGATAAAGATACATGGTATGTTATCGATAATGCAGATTTAGACAAAAAATCAGATTGGGCTTTAAACAATGCTGGTAACAAAGGCGGCACTGGTTCGGATGCTAGTTGGTTATTACTTTTTAACTACAGTGCTATTGATTCAAAAAGTTACAAGTATGCAGTGACTATGAGAGGACAGCAATATGTTGTTCAAAGCAAAAACGATTTAAAATTTTATAACATTAATAATGTTAAAGTTGCAGACAGCAATAATCAATCCAGTAGAGATGTAATACAATTTACAACACTAAACTATAAGCCAGGTAGTGCAGAGTCATTTTTATGGACTCCTACAGCAGGCACAGTAGGCAGTGTTTGGGTAAGCGACGAAACAGGCGCTCAATATACACCTAGTAGTTATGACCCGGGCATTCCGTTAAGAACAAGATCAACTACATGGCATGACGTAGAAGTTAAATATTTAACAAGTGGCGGAATATACAGAGATGGTAATTTTGCTTCAAATGTATTTGTAAACAGTGCTACAGTATCATTGAATACACATTATGATGTTGCTGGCATAGGTAACTCAACAACTGCAAATGTTACTATTGCAAACAACAGCGGTAGAATTAATTCTTTACCTTCAAACATTACTATTCCTTTTAGTAATACTACATTTGGATTTAATATTATAAATGCTTCAGAAGAAGTTGTATACAGAGATTATAATACTACTACAAACATGTTTGAAACATACAGAGCAACAACTACTGGTACTACAAGTTTTGGAGTTAATAATGCTGCTGATACAGGACAAGCAGGAAGAATTTTATTAGCAAATGCAAATGTTGCAGCACAAACAGGTAATCTAGTTATTACAAATATGTTTAGCAACAATTATACACATGCGTTTGACAGCACAGGACAAGCAACACAAGATAGAGTTGTTGTAAATTACAAACAATCAAAAGAACAATTAGCAAGTAGTGTTGATTGGAATGTAGTTGCTCCTGTTAAGTATGACGATGGATACACCGACAATAGAAAAGTAGTAGTGTCTCCGATAGACACTGACGGTGACTTAGTTCCTAACAGACCGCTACAGTTTAGAGAGTTTGTTAATAACGGTGATTTAGTATTCTTTGAATACTACACTGATTACGATGGATACAGTTATACTAGACCGTTAGCAGGTAACATTGTAGATTATCGTAACGAACAAACTATAACAGCAGACTTTAGTGCAAACACACTAACAAATGGTGATGCACAAAAGATTGAAACACTAAGCACAACAGACATATTGATTGTTAAGAATATCAGTCAAGTGCCAGAAAGTGTAACAGGTACTTTAGGCGAAGCTGCAATTACTAATTCGAATGGTTTAGTTATATATGATAACACTGCTAAGAAAATGTATCAGATGATATTTAACAGTAACGGTTCAGCAGTTTTACCGGTTGAGACAACTGACTACTATGTGCGAAACGGCAGGTCAGCAGGACAGAACACAGCACTAATAGAAAACGATGAAATTATAATTAAATGGAAACACGTTGCACCTAAAGATGTGCGTATAGATCCTAGTATTAGTAATGTCGTAGAGATGTTAGTTTTAACTAATAACTACTTCGATGAGATTAAAAAATATAAAAAGGTACCAGGAACAGAGTTTCCATTATCACCAACACCTGCACAGTTGTCTACAGAGTTTGCAAAACTAAATGAATTCAAAAGTGCAAGTGATACGCTTGTTTATAAAAGTGCAGAGTTCAAGTTATTATTTGGCACAGACGCTGAAACAAATGATCAGGCTAAATTTAGAATTGTTAAATTAGCAGGTTCTACTATGAGCGATAATGAGATTAAGAGTAAAGTAATAGAAGCCTTCAACACATTCTTTGCGATAGAGAATTGGGAGTTCGGCGAAACATTTTACTTTACAGAGTTGAGTAGTTATGTCCATCAACGATTGGGCAGTAACATAGGTAGTATAGTTATTATTCCTAAAAACAGTGCAGGCTCATTTGGAGACTTATTCCAAATTAAAGCAGAGCCACATGAAATGTTCTTAAACACTGCTAAGGTTAGTGACATCGAAATCGTTGAGAAGATAAACTCTCAAACACTTAGAGCTGATAGGTAAAGGAAAATATGTCAGATAAAAAGATTGTAAACCAGTTACCGGTAGTACTGCAAACTAAAGCCATCAAAAATTTCTTTGAGGCCACAGTTGAGCAATTATACAGCGAAGCAAATACTGCTCCGTTAGCCGGGTTCATTGGTAAAAAGACAGGTAGTGATGTTGGGTTGACTGGAGCATTTATTAAAGAAGATAATGCTGATAGACGTCAGTACAACTTATCTCCAGCAGTTAACAATATTAATCCTATCACAGGCGACAGCGAAAACTTAATATTCTATGATGAGTTCATAGACACGTTAAATGTTTACGGTGTAAACACTAGCAATCATAATAAATTATTCGGCAGCCAATACAGAGCGTTTGTTCCTCCTATTGATATAGATAAATTTGTAAACTATCAAGAGTATTATTGGCAAGTAGATGGACTAACTACAATAACAATTACTGGAACACCAGATGCTTTTATTAATTTACACAAAGATGTATTAGGTAAAAAGCAATTCACTTACGGTACTACAGAACTGCGTAACGGAATGACAGTTCTTTTTGCTGATAACGGATTCACTATACCTGCAGGCGCAGCAGATATGCCTCAGAGAGCAGGACAAGAATACGTTGTAAGTGGCGTAGGTGACAGTATTGTATTAGCCAGAAAAGGCTTAACATCAAGTACAGAATATGGCGGTGCCGCATCAGACAATAAAGATTATATTGTTCAGGAACGTGGCGCAGTAAATAAAAATGCGTGGAGTAGAGTTAACCATTGGTACCACAGAAGCAACTTTATAGATGCTGGCATGGCTCTACCAGACAGAACGTATAGAGCTAATAGACCAATATTAGAATTTAGCAAATATTTAGAATTGTATGATCACGGTACTACTAGTTACGGCGTTGCTACAGTGCATGTTACTGGTATTACAAAAACTGATATCGAAGGCGAAACATCAAAAACAATTGATACTAAAGCATTAGTAGACGGCGATGTTTTGTTATTCTCTAATGAAACAGCAAGTAATAAACAATACTTGTACACTGTTAGCGGTGTAAATACTGGTATTACTCTTACACCTACTTCTGCTACTCCTATTGCAACTGAACAGACAGTTACTATTGCAGATGGTAATGTTTTTAAAGGTATCGACTATAAATTTAACGGAACAGATTATGGTCTAGTACAAAGAAAAATTAGCACAAACCAAGCACCGTTATTCCAGTTATATGATGATGCTGGTAAAATTTTAAGCAACAACGGACTTTATAACAATAGTGATTTTGCTGGTAATCGAATCTTTGGATACAAAGTAGGTACTGGAGCAAAAGATGCTGAATTAGGATTTCCGGTAACGTACACACCGTATAAGTCTGTTAGTGAAATAACATTTGAAAACTATATACATACTGATAGAACAACGTACATGCCTTTCGGCACTAATACTTCTAAGACAATATTAGGTAGTTACTATTATAAATTATTAAAAGATACTCCGGAGTATCATTCTACCTGGAAACAAAGCCCAGCTGGAAACGAACAAAAAATTATCACTACTCATTACATCACACAAATAGAAGTAGATGATGAAACATTAGTATACAACATTGGTGCGATACCTGATGCACATAATCATACTCCGTCAGGATATGAAATACTTGTTAGAGTCAACGATACTATAGTAACAGACTATGTATATAAAGCACCAACTGATATACAATTTAATACTTTTACTTTTAAAGCAGGCGATGTAATTGATGTTGAGATAAGCAGTGAGACAGGCATATCAAAAATTACAGATAGTAGATACGATATACCATTAAGTTGGAAAGCAAACCCATTTAACAACGAGATAGAATTAATTGCTGAACCAGAGTACATGTCTCACTTTAAGAAATATATTGAGAGACAGGACGGATTTACAGGCAGTGCATTAGGGTCTAACAACTTTTCAAATACATCAAAAGATATTATACATGCAAAAGATATTGTACAAACAGATCAAGATTTAATTGTTGCAGCTTTTGCACTTGATGACCAGCCACATAACTTAGTTGAGTCTTTGCGTTTTTCAGCAAGAGAATATGAAAAGTATAGAGCAAGATTAGTTAACGAAATTGATGCATACTACAATAGATTTGATATTACTAATTTATCAAAAGAATATATATTGGAACAAGTACTAAGAAGTTTAATTTCTTTTAGCATAGGTAAAGATGTATTCGGAACAACTTTTGTATTACCGTTTGGTGATAACTACATCACACAAGAATTTGATGTAGCAGACCTTGCAGCAAAAGTTTATACACTGGACGACTATTTAGACTTAGAAGAAATAACAAACAGTATGTTGGTTTATCATGTAGATCCTGTTGCCAGCAAACAAGACTTACTAGTAGTTGATAAAGACTATGAGATTACAAGTGTCAACCCTATTACAATATCTGTAATCAAGGAATTAAACTTAGGTGACACTGTTATTACTAAACTATATAACGAAGATAGAGATAGTGCAGAGTGTCCAGCTACACCAAGTACAATGGGTCTATTCCCAATATACTCTCCGGCAATAGTTACAGATGCTACATTTAAAACTCCACAAAGTTTATTACTTGGGCACGATGGAAGTAAAACATTATTAAAAGGCGATGTCAGAGACGAAGTATTACTAGAGTTTGAAAAACGATTATACAACTCTACAGCACAGCAATTTAGAAAAACTGATAGTCTTCCAAGACTTAACGTAGGAAATGTTCGTGCTGGAGAATTTAGAACAACAAATCAATCATCAAGTGAATACGCTGATTTATTGAGAAACAGTTTTACAAATTGGGCTCAAATAAACAAAGTTGATGCTGCAACAAATGACTTTTATAGTTTAACAGATACTACATCATGGAACTACAGGGGTAATGGTGATGAGCCAGGGCACTGGAAAGGTTGGTTCGAATATTACTACGACACAGTAAGACCTCATACTCATCCATGGGAAATGCTAGGATTTACAAGCAAGCCTACATGGTGGGAAGATACATACGGCACTAATACTACAAAGTCTAATGAAGCACTATG